CGCACATAATCGCCATCGGTCTGGCCGGTCGTCGTTGCGCGCAGGATGCGCAGCCCGCCCGTTGAAACCTCTACTGAAAGCGTGGATGATCCCGCCGCACTAACCGACGTTGCCCAATACCCGGTCAGGACTCGAAACTCTGTATCCTTGCAGCCGTTGGTGCCAACACCAAGCCCGTTGACAGTGGCGCTAAGCGTCGTGATGCTCGATGCATTTGCACTATCGCCAGACGCACGCACACTCTCCTCGGTAACAATGCTCGCGGCGTTGGTTGTAACCTGCCCCTGAATTGACGAATCTGCCGCTTCATAAGCTGCCGTCAGCGTCGTGATGCTGGAAGCATTCGCAGCATCGCCAGACGCACGCGCGCTCTCCTCGGTAACAATGCTCGCGGCGTTGGTTGTAACCTGCCCCTGAATTGACGAATCTGCCGCTTCATAAGCTGCCGTCAGCGTCGTGGATAGCGTAGCCCGTGCGCCGGATGCATCCGCAGCAACGACTGCATCCGCTGCAATATAGGCACTCGATACCGCGCCATCAGCTGCCGTGTAGTCGGTCTGTAGCTGGACAATATTCTGCCGGTTCCGGTTCACGCCTGAAAGGATTTCCCCCGTCAGGCGATCCTTGCCCTGGAAATAGTTGATCCAGCCGCGCGCTAACCCGCCAAGGCGATTTGTCAGGCTATCGCGTGGCAAAGGCTCCGGCGTACCGGTTATGTCGTCTCCGGGTGCAATAGTCATTAACTAGCCTCACCCCACGTAACGCCCGTCACCGTGAATGCGACCGGCTCAACTATTTTGAAATGCAGGATCGTCTGTGGCCTGCGTCCGCGTCCGTTCTGGTTCCACTTGGATCGCTCGTCATAAGCGCCTTGTGCGCCAAGTTTGCGTGACCGGAAGCTCGACCATGTGTTTCCATTATCCGTCGATATGCGCATCTGAATAACTGGCGCAGAGCCATCGCCAGCAGCCAACCCGCCGCCTTTCGATCCATCCACCATGATCGGGCCAAGCGCAGGGCGACCCGCGTCATGCGGGATATGTGCGGTAAACTCGCGTGTAATATCCGTTCCCAGCGTCTCAGCATCTGCCTGCTCATCGGTTGCGTAATCCCGGCTCAGGTGCATGAATGCCGTTCCCGTGCGTTTGGTAGCGTATTGCGCGCCCCCGGCTGTAAGGATGCGCGAGAAGGCCCATGTGTCGCTGCTATCGGTCTTGCGAAGGTGCCAGTCCTGCGTTCCGCCTTTGAGCACTGCGCAGAAGCCAAGGCCGTTCAGAACATAGAACTCATCGCCTTCTGCCTTGTATGTGCTCGCAATCAGGTTTGTTGCCGTCTCAGCCGCAATCAGGCGCGACAGCCAGGGCGGGCTGATGGTTTGCGTCTGCGCACCAATCAGCAGCACGACATTGTTCTCAGGATCGACCCAGACCGGGCCATATGACGTGATCGCAATTGTATCGCGTGCCTTGCAACCGGTTGGCACCACACTGGATGCTCGGCTGAACGGATCATCGGCATTCGATGGCTCAGAATACCACATCTCAAGCGTCTCAGTACCGAACATCAGGGCCATCTCTGCCCACCTGCGAACGGCTACCAGATTATCCGGCGAACCTTCAGCCGTGTAGAAGTTCAGGCCCGTGATATCGTCAAAGTCCAGAACAGACGAGTAGAAGAACTGGCCCGCTGTCGTGGTCATCAAAAGCCGTTGGCTCATCACAGTAACCGACGTAATCCCTGACGGGAAATCAACATCTGTCGCTGCGGCGATTGTCGTGCCCGCCGAGACGTAAACCGTACCACCGGACAGGATGGCAAGCTCAGTCTGCGATATGGCCACGTCTGCCCTGTCTGTGCCGGTCACAGTGCCGGTTATCGTGCCAAACGTGCCAGTTGACGGAACCCATGTTCTCAAGGTCGTGCCGTCGAGGACCAAAACCTTGCCAGAGGCGAACGCATCCTCCTGCGCCATCGCCCGGATATTTCCCTGAATGACGTTGCCAGCGTCCTTGTCCATCGTGCCAGGCGTCGTCATCAGCTTGATCGGACGGGCCGGGTCAGATTCGTTCGGCTCGGCATACATGTTGACCAGTACCCTCTCCGAGTCACCGGCGAAGGCACGGGCTGCATGGCCTGTAGCGAAGACTGCGCGTGGCATTATTCAGGCTTCATTTCACCACGAATCACCTCATTCGCATCCGCTGCCGTGGTGATGACCTCCGCAAGGTCGGGCCGCATTTCCTTGGCCATGCGAATGCGTGTCGAGTGGTGCAGCGTCTCCCAATCTTCCGGGATCGTACCTGCACCGACGCGCGGGATTTTCAACTCCTCGAATACCTCTTCCGGTGACTGCTCCTCGTCTGCCGGGTAATCATTCGGATCGGGGTCAAGCGATGGCTCAGCCTCAATCGCATCAACACGGACAAAGCCCTCAAGCGCCGACAGCTTGGCGATCAGCTTCTCATCGTCAATCTCATGCGTCTGGCCCAACTGGAACGATACGCCCCAGATATCGCGCGCATCCCAAGGCCCTTCGTAGCGAAATACTGCCATCGGTCGTCTCCTAGAAGTAAATGTGTGGTGTGGTCTCATGGTCAGATCCCTGCGCGATGATTTCGCGTATCAGGGCTTCGCCAGAGCGTTTGGCAGCAATGTATTGGGCGGACTCGCCAAGCGACATAAACGAGGTTGCGCAATTGGCACCAACCATGATGGTCATGCCACGCGCTACGCTCTCAGGGATGGCAGAGACGGCCCAATAGGCCAGCTTCTTCTCTTCCAGCTCTGCCATGATTTCAGCAATTGCCAGATCGACTGTGGCGTCATCCTCAGTCGATGGCGTTTCGCCGCCGATAGTGACGTTCAGGTAAAGCAGGACGCGGGCCACAAGCCCGGCTTGATCAACGGCCATTGGCTGCCTCCAGTGCGTTCATGAGAATCCAATCGGCATTGAACGCAAGCGCCGCAGCGGTGAGCACGTTGCGGTTCTTCGGAAGCACAGAGCACCCCTTGTTAAAGAACCGTTTCATGTTCACGCCGCGCCGGATGCACTCAACTATGGGATGTATGCGATGATGATACGGGCCGAACCAGCGGAAGCCGCTGTGCCGGTCTGCGCATACGTCGCAGTGAACGTGGTGTCCGCTGCGAGCACCTGCGTCACGGCCTCATCAAGTGGCACCATCGCAATCGTACCACCTGCAAGGTCGGTCCCGTACAGGTCATCATTCGCCGTCGTGCCGATGTCGATGAAGTTGTTCGTACCGGCATTGAAGGCGACGTTCACGCTCGCACCGGAAATCGGCTTGAGCAGGATAGCGCCAGCAGGGGCAGTGCCCACCGTGACGACACCGCTGTCAAAGTTCAGCGTTGCGTCAAGATAGTGCACCTGCTGGGTGTGGTATTTGCGTGCTTGAGACATTTTCTATCCCTCCTTTACGATGCAGCAAACAGGCCGGTGATCATGCCATGATCAATGCCATTGTAACGAAGTTTCTCGACTGACCAGAGCGACTCGACGCCAACGCCTTTGATGAATCCGTAGTCGTCTTCATTGCGTTTCGTTGACTTCGTGGTTTGGCCCCATGCACAGCCAAGCGCCTGAGCGCCCATGAAGTACACCGGGTAGACCGCTGCGCTGGAATTACCGATATTGCCGTAACCGCTAATCTCAGGGATTTCACGGTGCACAACACCGTCAATGACCAGATCCCCATCCTGGAAGATCGGGTTGCTTTCGACATCACGCGGACGGCCATCAAGGTTGATTGTGTCCATCGCCGTCTTCAGGTTGGCGAACGTCTCGACACCGTGGAAGGCGACGAAATACTCACGGCCCTGCGTACCCGTGCGTAGCGGGCGGATCGATGGCAGGTCGATGGAATCGCCCTTGTCGATACGGAACCGACGACGGGCCATGCGCTTCAGGAGGCGGGAACTCTCAACGGTGAACTTGTCGTTCGTGCCGTCAACGGTTGCCGAGCCTGTTGCAAACGTGGCGTTGTAGTTGGCTTCCGCGTTACCAAACAGTATCCGGTACCGGTTAGCAGCCGCCCATGTGTTCTTCTGGGCCGCTGTGGCGTCAGAAAAGAACACTTCCTTGGCATGGCCCGGATCGTCTGTATAAGAGCCGGATGCCTCGACTACAGAGCCAAGCGCATTGATGACGGAATCGCGCATGTCGTCCATGTCGCGAACCTTCAGCATGTCCTTGGATGCGTTCAGGAGGTCGATGACAGAGTTCTGCTCGTCGGACTTCTTGATCGCGACGGCATAGCGGTGCCAGTAGGGCTTCAGGTCATACCCGGAATTGCCAAGCTGCATCTCGTTTGCAACCAGCGTACCCGTGCCGGTATTGGTGCCTGAAAGGGCTGTAACCAGCGGGATGGTGATAACCTGCCCGCCTTTGATGAGGTCGCGCTTAACCACAATTGGGTTATTCGGCCCGGCGCCCATATAGGGCATGAATCCGCTCTCACGAACGAACTCTTTGAAGTAGTTTGTTTCCCACTTCTTGAGGACCAGCTCGGTGGCTGGGGTCGTATAGGCCATTTCCTATTTCCTGTTATTTGAACAGGGCGTCGAAAGCATCTCCATCCGCAGGTGTGTCTGAAGAACTTGCACCAGCCCCGCCACGTGCCAGTGACGGCGGCGTGTTGGGTTTGGCATTTCCGTTTGACTGCACGGCAGGCTGACCTGTTGCCTCTGCCAGCCACTGCGCTTTAAGGGCTTCGAGACCCCCTGCGGACTGGATGGCTTTGACTTCGGCTTGCTGCTTGTGCCACTTCACAACCTCGCCCATCGGATGAGGATGGTTGACCAGTGAATAGCTGTACGCACTGACTTGGGGATCGTTTGCGCAAGCCTGATCGAAATCAGCCCATGCCTGCTGGACTTCTGCCTCAGATGTTGATTGAGA